CGGTATTCCAGTCGATAATAATGTATCTGTCATGAAACTCTCCACCGGATTTTTGGAATGTTATCTTTCTAAACGGATATTCCCTACAAAAATCTTGATATTCAAGACTGTGCAGTCCTTTGCCTATATTATCACTGAATATAATGACCTCTACCAATGAAGGGACATCTTTTAATAAAACCAAAGTTTTCACTCTGATGTAGTTATCGACAATATAAATGCTCTTTTTCGCTATGCCGTAAATGTCCTTATAGGCAAGATTTGCTTCAATCGGCTGTCCATTCAAAAGTAAAAATCCGTATTTGAGCTGTGGATTGCTAAGGTCGAGAATCAGTTCAGACAGTTCGGATTTATGCACCACATTATTTAAGGTGTCCATCACTTCCGCTACCTGATCTTCAACATCTCTTAAATCTCGTCTTAAATCCTGCATTTCCACAACATTACTTGTGATCTGCATCGAAAGCTGTAAAAACTCTCTTTTCCCAATCAACCCTTGATTTTCTACGATGTAGTCTTTCATCTTCTTAAAGGTACGAATCAGAGCTTTACTCTGCTTGACCGCAAGCTCTCCTTTGAGAACTGTCATCAGCATATAGATTCCCTGCTCGGTAAAAGCATGAGGATTGTACTTAATATTACTACCTCTTCCTGCACTCTTATTCAAGGTCACATTTTGTGACCTTGAAAGTTCAGATACTTCCTCGTCAGTTAATCGGAACATAAAATCTTCATCAAATTTTTCAATATTCCTTTTTACTTGCTGATTAAAAGCTTTTGTTTCATACCCATAAATCTCTGCCAGTTCAAAATCAAGCATAACTTTCTGTCCCCTAATAATATAAATCTTTTTTACAAGGGATTCATGATTTACAAGCATCATCTCGTCTTTTTTATCCATCTTTTTCATCACCTTCCTCAAATCTCCAAATGATTTCAACCGTATCCTTGTCATAAACATAGATTTTGTCTATGACTTCGTTGATCCAGTCTAAAACAAGTTCTCCTTTTGCTACCGCTTCTCTTAGCTTATCCACATTCAGATGATGTCCTAAAGCTGTATTTTCTTGTATCTTGTCCTCTATGATCAATATTTCCTGCTCTATGTTCTTTACTCTTTGTGTAAGGAATTCCCGTTTTGAGAGGTATTCTTCTTTCTCTATTATACCTTGCTTATGCCTTTCATAACACTGCATTTTGGAAATTTGGTTCTTTTGTTGTTCCGCTTTCAGCTTTTTCTTTCGCTCAAGCAGGCTCTCACAAATACTTTCTCTGACTCTTTGCTCAATCATTCTCGTCTGCTCTTTCTCAAGAAAGCTTTCGGTGTAAAGCTGAATTTCCTTTGACACAACTTCTTCCAGTACCGAAGCTTTTATCTTTCCTTTCATGCAGCCACAGTCTTTTTCTTTGTACCGATACGAACAGCAGTATCCGTCGTTTTTGCCATAGTAAACTGTATAGCTCATCTTATGATGGCATTTCCCGCAATAAACTTTGTCCTGAAGAATATGAAAATGCTTCCGTTCTCGGCTGATATGTTTCGCATTGCTGCTTAATCGGTTTTGAACTTTTGCAAAATCCTCTTGTGAAATTATAGCTTCATGCATATCTTCTCGTATGATCCAGTCCTTACTATCCATCCATTGTCGATGATCCGAGCCTACTTCATACACTCTTGTCTTTCCGCCGATGATTGCTCCCGTATAAACTCTTTGTGTTAAGAGATACCGAACAATCTGTCCTGTCCAAATTCCGCTTCCTCTTTTCAGTCCTATGTGCTTGGCAGGGGTTAAAACTTCTCTCTCGTTAAAATCTTTGGCAATCACAAGCATACTTTCTCCACTTAAATATCTTGTAAACACTTCTTCCACAATCGGTCTTACTTCTTCATCGACAATAAGCTTATGATGGTCTTTTTCGTTTTTTACATATCCATACGGTGCTTTCGAGCCGAAGTAATAGCCTTTGTCCTGTCTTACTCTGACGGATGAACGCATTTTTTGTGAGATATCTTTGGAATAGTAGTCATAAACAAGATTCTTAAAAGGAATTTCCAAACTGCTGATTCCGTTTTCGTTGTTCTTACTGTCATAATTGTCATTCACAGAAATAAAGCGGACTTGCATAAAGGGAAAAATCTGCTCAATATAGGCTCCGGATTCGATATAATCTCTGGCAAAGCGAGATAAATCCTTTACAAGTATGGTCTTTACTTCATTTTTCTTGACAAGAGCAATCATCTTTTGAAAAGCGGGGCGAGTAAAGTTTGTTCCTGTATAACCGTCATCGATATGCTCCCTGATCTGAAAGCCTGTAAATTCTTCCCTTGAGCGGATATAGTCTTTTAAGATTTCTCTTTGAGAAGTGATACTGTTGCTTTCATCTTGCTGATCGCCATCTTCCAGTGAAAGTCTTAGATAAAAATCTATGGTATTCATATCATCACCTTTTTACCTTTCTTCCAATTTTTTCGGTGATGACAGGCATTTCTTCAAATTTAAATTTGATTTCTACTGTATGGTCTTTTCCGATGAATATCTTATCTATGATGGCTTTCACAAACTCTTTGTTCCATTTCTTTGACTTGCCTTTAAAGATTGCTTTCAAATACTGATGCTTTTCTTCAAGCCTTCGTTTTTCTTCATCAAAGATTGCAACTTGCTTTTCTTTCAGGCTTTCCAGCTCTTTTTTCTTTTGATGGAGATGTTCCTTTTCTCTTTCAAAATCTTCTTTTTTCCAATCTCCCAAGACATATTTTTCGTAATACTCGCTTTGAAGCCTGCTCAGTCCTGAGATTCTTCTGCCGATTTCTGTCAGTTCTTTTTCATTTTCCTGCTTAATTTCTCTTTTTATATCCGCATAACCTTCTAAATATGCCTTATAGCTTTTCTTATTATTGGAAAGAATAGTATCAAATGCAGCTTTTACGGTATTTTGGATTGTACGGTCTGTAATTGCTGCTTGGCATTTTTCTGCCTTGTATTCTCCAAATCGGTTACAGCTAAAGTAAAATATTGTTCTTTTCCCACTTAATTGTCGATGAACGCTCATTCTTTTTTGACAAATATTGCAGTAAACCATACCTCGAAAGATAGTGTCGTCTTTAGCAGCCGCATTTTCCTCTCTGCTTCTTTTTATTGGAGCTGCTTTTTCGGAAATTTTCTCCTGCACCTTTTCAAAGGTATCCATAGAAATAATGGCTTCATGGGCATTTTCGGTTACTATCCAGTGTTCTTCAGAGAGCCTTTCCCTTGGTTTCATTTCATAAAGATGTTTTTGATTTCTCCCCTGTATCAGCGTTCCTGTATATGCACGATTTTTAAGCAGCTGTAAGATGGTTGTCTGTTTCCACAGCCTGATTGGTTCATCGCTATCAGATACAGCTTTTCCAATTTTTCGGTAATCGGTTGCGATATATACTCTTTTTTCCAGAAGAAGTTTGGATATACCTGATGTACTCAGTCCTTTCAGATAGGCATCAAAGATTTCTTTGACAATAGGAGCAGTATTTTCATCTGGATACAAGCGTCTGATTCCATCTTCGTCTTTTCTTGCTCTATATCCATACGGTGCAACTCCGCAGATAAATCCTCCTTGTTTGAGCCTCATCTGATGCGAGCTTGACACTTTCTTCGAAATATCTTTAGCATAGGTTTCATTAACGATATTTTTTAAAATAACCTCCAAAGATTTATTCGGATCATCCATCTGAAAGGTGTCCAGATTATCATTAACGGCAATAAATCTTACTCCAAGAAACGGAAATATCTTTTCAATAAAGTTTCCAAGCTCCGTATAGTTTCTTCCAAAACGAGATAGATCTTTTACAATAATACAGTTGACCTTTCCTGTTTTTATTTCTTCCATAAGATTTTCAAAGTCTGGTCTCTCAAAGTTTGTTCCTGTTTTTGCAATGTCCTTATATATACCTACCAAGTTATGCCCGTCATTCCTTTTTATATAGCTCTCACAAAGAGCAATCTGATTTTCAATGGAATCACTCGGTTTTTCTTTTTTATCCCTTGAGATCCTTGTGTAAATCGCCGTTTGAAAACTGTTTACATTTTCTTTGCTTACCTGATCTTCTTCTGATTTTACCCGTCTGTTCGCTGTCCTTGCCATCTACACCACCTCCTTCATTTTCCCGGAGGATTGTTTTGCATAGTTGCTTAACTTATCCAATATCTCTGTAGTTTCATCATAATTAAAACGAACCTCTATCATTTTTTCTTCCAAAACACAGATTTTATCTACCAATCTTACAAGTAGTCCTCTTTCTAAAGTACTTATATTCCCGTATGCTCTTATTTCAGAAAAGAAATCTTTATTACCCAAACTCTTTTGATAGAGCCTTGAAATTTCCTTATTCTGTTTTTCTAAAATCAGCTCACTTTCTACAATACGGTTAGTATAAAACTCTCTCATATCATAAAATTCCTCTTCGGAAATGATTCCTTCTTTTAAATCTTGATACAAAGCCGATTTTAAAAGCTCAAACTTCGCCTTGCTTTTCTTGGTATATTCCTGTCTTTTATCTGTTTCCTTAAACAGTTGATATGACACTTCCATTTCTCTTAGTTTTTCTAAAATAACTTCATACTTCCCAAGGGAATGAATGTGGTGTCGGAGCATCTCAAGTATGGTTATTTTTAAATCTTCCTGTTTTATGCAGTGCCTACTGCAATTATGTCCTTTATTATATGAAGAACAAATATAATAGACCATTGGTATTTTACCCCGTTTGTCTACTTTCTTCGTCATCTGTGAGTTACAGTCTTTACAAAATAAAAGTCCTGCAAATAAATCCGCTTTTTCTCCAACATTCTTTGCTTTTATATCGCATTTCAAAAGTTTTTGGACAATTTCAAAGTCTTGAATATCAATAATCGCTTCATGGTTATCCTCAATTTCAATCCAATCGCTTCTATCCTTAGAAACCACTTTATCCAGCTTATAGTTTATCTTTTCTCTTTTTCCCTGTTGTAGTGTCCCTATATAGATTTCATTGGTTAAAATGCGATTAACCGCCGGTGTATCCCACTTGGTAACAGCCTTTGTACTAAAGCCTGTCTTATACCTTATACCCATTTCCCTTTTATGTTCCATCGGAGATAATATTCCGTTATCATTTAAGTGTTTGGCAATAGAGTAGGAACTGTATCCCTCAAGCTTCATAGAGAAGATTTTTTGCACCACATATCCTGCTTCTTTATCAATTACTATTTTGTGCTTATCTTCTTCATCTTTTTCGTAACCGTAAGGAGCATAGTTTGATATAAACTGCCCTTGTTTTCTCTTTACTTTACAAACACTTCTGACCTTTGCAGAGGTGTCCCTGCAATAGTTGTCGTTGATGAAATTTTTGAAAGGAATCACCAGATTCTTTTCCGTTTCACTGGCTGTGAAACTGTCATAATTGTCATTTAAGGCAATGAACCTGATGTCAAGAGAGGGGAACACTCTTTGCAAATATCTTCCGCTGTCAATATAATCTCTGCCGAAACGGGATAAATCTTTTACAACAATACAGTTGATACTGCCTGTGATCACATCTTCCATCATTTCTTTAAATGCCGGTCGTTCAAGATTGATTCCTGAATATCCGTCATCCACATATTCCTTTGCAAGCTCCATCTCCTCGTTTTTATCAATGTAATCTTGGATCTGAAGTCTTTGATTGGAAATACTGTTGCTTTCTGCCTTGAAATCTTTATCATATTTTTCATCATCTTGAGATAAGCGAAGATACATGGCTACTTTAAAATGGTTACTATCTAAAGTTTTTTTAGACATAACAAAACCTCCAAACTTTCATATTTTTTCAGAAAAAAATGATAACTTGGAGTCTTTTCAAGCACTTATTTATTTTGTATCCCTATTTAATTCGTATTATACCATGGATTTATAAAAAAGTCTGCTCCTTTTATCATATTTTTAATCAAGCAACATCACTTTATTTTCTAAATAGGACAAAAAACAATCTGCTAAACTTCTTCCATTTTCTGCATAACTGCATTTGACGATAACATTTCCGACTTTCATAAAATACATGGAAAGCGGATTCATATTTTTATTATCTTTTATGTCTTCAATGTCCGGAACGAGTTCTTGATCAATCTCATCCACCGACATGTTTTTGTATCTTGTTAATTCTTCTGTGTCCATCTAAATACTCCTTTCTTCGTTTTAAGTTTTATGACATTAGCAGGTGTGCTGGCACACAACATAGGAATTTCACCTCCGCCCCTTTTCAAGATAGGCCGGCTTCAACTTGTAGATGTATCATTATCCCCATTTATATCGTCGCAAATAGGTTACCATGCCTATT